TGTACAAGTTTGTTGCAGAGCTTGAATAACGTTAGCAACGTATTCTTGCACACCTGACTGACCAGCCATGGTGGTGTTAGCAACCAAACGAACAAAGTCCAGTTTTGGACCAGCTGGTTGAACTGTAGCAGTAGCGCCAGTGGTGCTTGTAGAAGCAGCGATAGGACCGTTTTGTACGTCTAGTGCAAATACCGGTTGTGCATCACCATTTACGGGGGTAAGATAAGCCATGATAAATTTCCTTTAAGTTAGTGGTCCTGGTGGACCTGCTTTTATTTAGTCTTTTGGCAAAAATTATGCCTGTTGCGGATTGTTTTGGGCACGATTTCTAGCAGTGAAATCAAAGCGATTTACTGCTTTGGCATAGCCTGCAGGCGTGGCCATAACCCAACCTTCGTGCCCGGGATCTTTCAAATCCAAGTTACGCAAGATGTCCAGCTTTAAATCGTGTAACAGAATAAACAAAGTAAATGCAGCGGCCAGACCTTCTGTGTTTGATGCAGGGCTTTTTAGATATTCTATAATGTTGGCAAATTTTCTTGGGGTGACTTTGGATTGCAACCATTCACCAAACCCTGCTAACAAGTTGTCAAAGTTGCCTGATCCAATTCTAAAATTAATGTAGTCCACACACAGTTTGGCCAAGTCTGTGATTTGCATGGCACGCAGTTCGCCAGGATTAAACAAAGTATCAATGGCAGCACCTTTGCTTCGGCGCATTTGTTTGATTTGTTTGATCAGTGCAGTCTGACCTTTGGATTGTGCAGGATCCTGCGGTGCAATTCCTTTGCCATAAATTGGCTCAATCAAAAACAATCCTGGCACTTCGTTAAATGACACTCTGCTGAGTGGTTGCTTGGGTTCACCTTGATCAGCATACATGGTGTGCATGGCAATACCTGTGGTGCTGTTGCGAATTCTTTGTCCCAGGGCGCTCTTGGCAGGTATGCGATATTGCACTGTGTTGGGCTTGAACACAAGATTACCAGCTTCTTCTGTCCATGGCTGTTCGGGGTAGTACAACAAGTCGCCTTTGACATAGCCACGGAAGTTTGTGGGCACAGCCGCTTCTAACTGTGGCCAAAGGTCAGCATACAATTGAACCAATTCACCACGTTCACCTTTGCGTGTGCTTTGTATCTGTGCCATCATTTTAGGTGAAGTAGCAAGTCCATCGTATCCTTTGGCTTCAAAGCCAGAACCGTCTGTGAGCACAAACTCGCCTGTGGCGGGCTTGCGCCCAAATATCACAGCAGGCTTGCCGTCCCACTTTACACTGGTGGTCTTTTGTGGTGCATCTGCGGCATGCTGGATAATGGCCAATGCTTCATCCACACCACGTGAGCCTTTGCGAAACACAAGATCTTCCAGGTGTTCAATGCCTTTGGCCCGGCCACCCACGCCTGGTTCTTCAGCTTCATAAATTTGATATGGGTTGGCTGTTTCTGTTTCAATCAGTGGTGTCATACCTTGATTTACAATTCTGTCGCGCAACTTGGCTAGAAAATTCACTTCAGTGTTTTCATTCACAGCTCCAGGTTCTTGCAGGCCTTCACGGCCCAGGTATTCACGGAAGTCTGCCAGCTTGGCATCTCGATTTTTGTCCCCAGCTAGAGCAGCATAAATGCTTTCAACATTTTTAAGATTCTCTCTAGTGGCACGTGGTCCCAATAAAGTTTTTGCAACATAGTCAGGATCCATGCCACCATCTACCAGTTGGTTTGTGGTGCGACTGAACATGCCATTGGCACCCACTTTGAGTCCCTGTTGTTTGGCAATTGAACTCATTAGCACATTGCGGTTCATGCCTTTGTAGGCAGAATCATCTGCACCACCATAGTAGAACTGTCCCCAATCCAGATTGGGAAAGAACATGAAGTCTGTTTGCACATAACCATTTTCTGGTCGTCCGTTAATGGGTGTACGCAAGTGTACTTCACCGCTTTTCTTTACCCAGGCTTTGGGATCTTCACCGTGACTGGTTGCCCATTGTGTCAGCTTTGCTGCCAATTGTTCTTTGGATATTTCATTAAGATCCACTGCCATGTCCATGTCGCCTGATGTGGGCTTGCGGCCAGTTGATCCCAGCCAACGTTCACGTGGGAATTGCAGGCCTGTCAGGGCTTCCAGCCATTGCACTGTGGCTGCTACATCGCTTTGATTGATACGCCCAGTAAGTGGTTTACCATCAGCATCTTTGAATACATTGCCGCCTTCTAGTAGTCTCATTTTTTTGCCTCAGCCACGGCCATTTGTTTTTGCTGTTGCTGTGGTGCGCCTTGCAACAGACCCATACTGGCCAGCACCTTGTTTACGGCTGGATCACGTTGCTGAGGAACTTTGGTAGTGATCCTCAGTTGTTGAGCTGTAAGGCCAGCTCGTTGCGCTGCCTGTGCCAACTGCGGGTCAGCTGCATTTGGATCTGTGGTTGCGTTTGTGTTTGCTGCGGCTTTTCCAGAGACTGGGTTGAATTCAACTTCGTTAGCAATACCATAGCTCATTTTGGCAATGCTGCCCCAAAGGTCAGCTAATTTGTTTGCATTAGTTCTAGTGGGTTCCGTTATCAGCATTGCATCAATGGCCTTGTCAATGTTTGCGCTCATGTCTCCAACCATGTTTCGTAATTGTCCTTGGTTGGCATCCTGGTCCACTTGGCTGGCAGCATTTTTATAGTCGCTAACTGCTCGACCGCTCATTCTTTGAAGGTTAGTGTTTATCAACTCAACCAAGGCTCGTTCTATTTCAATTGGTTGAATGTCCTTGATGCTTTGAACTCCAGCTCGGCCAGTTGCGGGATTTTTGGCCTGTTGCATCATTTGTGTCACTGTGTCTGACCACTGTGCCTGCAGAGTTTTGGCCAACGCAGCCACAGCAGGCGCTGAAGCAGCCGCGGCTGCACCGCCTGCTTGTCCTGGAGCAACGCTGGCGCCGGGGGCAGCGTCTGTATTACCACCAGCAGGAATCATGGCTTTGGCTAGATTTTGCCCCACGCCTCCCAAGAATGAACCAGTTTGTTTAACAACGCCTCCAGGAGCAAAAGCTTCTTGCATGCGGCGGCAATTGGTAATTTCATATATCTGCATGAGTTCTCCTTACAGATCTGGCAAACTTTGTGGAATCTTTAAGACGTATGGCATTGAGCAATTTTCTAGTGAGATTTTCAGCCTGATCAGCAGTGTATTCTGATTCAATTTGCTCTAGCAAACGAATAGCAGATTCTATCACATTGTTGGCTCTATTTTCAATTATTAGACGACGATCGCGTTCCACATACATGGAATCCAATTCTTCTAACAAGCTACGAGTTTTCTTTTGCATTTGCTCGGGGACCTTTGGATTATTTAGTAGAATCTGGTTAGCAATAAATATCTATAACAATCAAGGATTCGCAATGACCAGTCAAATTAACCCTAACAACATCGACGGAAACTATCCAGTAGCCGGCGTTCCCAACAACACACAAGGGTTTCGGGATAATTTCACAAACACTAGCACTAATTTTCAATATGCAGCAGACGAAATAACTGCATTACAAACCAACGCAGTTTTTAAATCTGCACTAACTGGTGCCACACTTGACAACAACATGAACGACAATCTCATTTATGCTGTAAAATTGCAAGATGTCAGCTACACCTATGTGCCAATTACCACAACTTCTGGTTCAGTCAATGTGGACTATTCTGCAGGACAATATCAATACGTCAGCACAACTGGCAGTATCAGTTTAAACTTTAGCAATTTTCCAACCAGCGGCAGTGCTGGTATAGTACAGCTGGCCATTAACATTACCAACACAGCTTACACTGTTACATTGCCGGCTGCTGTGACTCTGGGTATCATTGGCATTCAAGGTATTAGTTCAAATGTAATTACATTTGACGCCACTGGAACTTATCAATTTCAATTCACAACCACAGATGGCGGTACTACTGTGACTGTTTACGATCTAAATCGCCCATTGCTAGGCAGCGCAGGATCTGCTGTGGGATACAGCACCGGCACCGGCGGCACTGTAACACAGGCCACCAATAAATCAACTGGTGTAACACTCAACAAACGCTGTGGACAAATTACCATGAACAATGCTGCATTGTCTGCGGCTGCCGAAGTCAGCTTTACATTGACCAACAGTGTGATTGCTGCCACCGACGTAGTGTATGTTTGTGTTTCTTCTGGCGCAACTGCTGGTGCGTATAACGTTCAAGTAGACGCTGTGGCAGCCGGGTCGTGTAGAATTTCAGTTGGAAACATGAACGCTGGACCACTTGGTGAAGCCATTGTGTTAAACTTTGCTGTTATCAAAGCGGTAAACGCTTAATCACAAGTAACGGCGGTAAAATTCAGCAACTTCTGGAAAAGTTTTTTTCCAATTCTGTCCTCGAAACTTATCAAATTTTTCTGTTTCTGTTAAAAACATTTTTATTTTGGTAGGATTTTCTTTCCAGTTACGCCCAATCACATTTATCATTGGCGTGTGAGCAATAGCGTCAACATATTCTTGTGTGATGTTTGATACGTTAAGATACGGATGTACCGCTAGTTGAGTGGTATATCCAATGGCATCGCCTTCTCTATTTGTGACAAAGTTACTGTTTGCCCAATCATGAACTTCGTTGTAATAATACAAGTTTAGACAACTTGTACATTCTTGTATGAAAAACATTACGTTGCTAGGTAATGTTTCTTTTAAGTTCAAGATATTATCTGTCACTTGATTCCAACTGGCAGGCCATCTAAGATATTCAAACCGTTCGCCTACACCATCTAAGCTGATCAAAAGTTTAACTATTTTGAACTTTTCAATTACTTTAAACCATTTGGGATCAATTAATTGAGTTCCATTGGTTTGAAATCCTAATTCTAATTGAGTTTTTGAGTTTGGTATTAGTTCTGTCAACAGTTGGGCAGTTTGCCAATAGTTGTTACCTAGTAATGTTTCGCCGCCACAAAATTGGACCATCCCAAGATTTTCTAGATTTAGATTTTTAAGAATTGAGTGTATCCTAGACACATTGTCAGTTGGTGGAAGTTCCATTGTTAGCAAGTTATTGTCTTTAAGATGTTTTTCCCAAAAAGTACTTGAGCTAGGACTGCATGTTCTACATGCCAAATTGCAACTGCGGTCAAACAATAGATCAATGCGTTGTGGGCCTGACAGATTTTGATCAGATCCAAATTTGTCAATCATTGCTTCTCTAAAACTTTTTACCCCTACTTTTTCTAATGTTTCGCATTGCCAACATCCAGGCAACCATTGGTTGCTATTGTTAGTTTGCCGAATTTCCACAAAGTCTTTGCCAATCCAGTCGATACTATCTTTCTTAACAAACGTCAACGGGGTGGTACTGAGACAACATTGGTTGTATCCTAACTTACTATTGGCTTTTAGATTGACATTTAATCCGCCATGGATCATTGGGCAAAAAATGTCGGTCATGACGTTTTGATTTTGCCCAACAACTGCTTGAGTTTTGCACTTTGCACGTCTGCTGTGACTTTGGGTGTTTCTAAATCAAATCCTTCTTTAGCCTGTGGTCGTTCCCACGGTACAGACTTAGCGTCGTCTGCGGCTGCACTAACCTGGCTTTTTGCTTTGATCGAGTCCATGATACTTGTACTGGGCTTTTTGCTGAACCCGTTTTCGTTGTCATCCCCGCCTTCGTCAGTAATACGCATGGTTTCAATGTTGTACTCCAAATCAATCTTTTGACCAACGCCGGTCGAGCTTCGAGACTTCATACACTGGATCTGATACTTGCCGCGCTCTTTCATTGCACGACTTGTAAAGATACCAAACACATTATCTGCTGTGTTAATTTTAGAGATGCCACCTGATATGTGGCTGTGGTCAAATTCAATTTCTTCCACAGCGGATCTGTTTAACTGCGATGCAGTTACCATTAGGATTCCTAGCTCTTTGGCTAAATTACGGAGTTCTTCCGAAACATACTTGTCTTTCACAAACAAGTCATTGGGACTGACCTTGGCACTCACAGGCATCAGCAAGTCCAAGTAGTCAATCATCACAAAGTCCACTCGCTTGCCTGTTTGAATTTGATACTCTTTCAAATACGCACGAATGTCATTGATGTTTGATTGTGCCGGCAAGCCCTTGACCTGATAGTTTCCCGACTTTTTAGACACCAGCTTGACCTTGAGCTCTGTGGTGTCTATGTCCTTGCGAATGTCTTTTGTTGACATGTTTGTTAACATAGCATCAGTACGCAATGACGTTAGCTCTTCTGAAAGTTCTAGTGTGATGTACACACCACTGAGTCCTTGCTGTAGCCAATTCAGTGCAATGTTCATCATGACCAGTGACTTGCCTGACCCTGATCCCCCTGCAAAGATATTGAGTTCACCACGACTGAATCCACCATACAACAATCTATCCAATTGTGTCCAACCTGTGCTTACTTGTCCGCCTGAGTTGAAGTATTTCTCAATGCGGGCTTTGGGATCAGCAAAGTAGTCTGTACCCATGTCCTTAGTGAGTGATATCTGCACTGCGTCTTTGATCAGCTTTTCAACAGGATCATACTCGCCTTTTTCCAACAAGTCTGCGGCTTTCAAAATAGCTCGCTCCAGTTCTTGGCGCCGAGTAAATGCTTCAAACTCGCCCATGAACCAGTCAAAGTGACCTTCGTTCAGGTCCGGCACTGATTGCAGTTTAACGCCAGTGGTGGCCGAAATCTGTGTGCGGTCTGGCAGGGTCTTGTGCTTGTCAGAATGTTCTTTAATGAACTCAGCCGCAGGTCTCAAACTCTTGTCAAAGTTCTGCGGGTTGTAGATGTTTTGCACACGCACATAGCTCTGTGCGTCCTCCAACATCATTTCTAGAAATAG